TTTCAAGTTAATTTTGTAGACCACGATGAGCCATTTTATCAACTAGACAACAATCCAGTTTATAAATTGAGATGTCGTCTATATGATTATAGTTCAGAAATTATTGATACAGGTATTGCAGACATTGATGCGATTGAAGATGAATTAAGTGTTGACAGACTTCTGTTCCAATTTACTTTGGAAGAAGGTACTAGTGTTGGTGAATCATTAACTGTAGATAATAATTTTTATACAGTTGATAACACTAATGTTACTGCCGATAGTACTACAGTTAGTATAGACCCACCATCTTTTGGAGAGAGTATTATGCTTGAAAATTCAGCGGATAGTGGCGACACAAATTACTTATTACAAGAAGATGCTAAATCTGTTGGAGATTATTCATCAGATAAAACTGCACAAAATGAATTGTTCAGCGCACAAAGCGCAACAGTTTTGGATTTCAGTGAATCTAATCCATTTGGTGATCCTAAATGATTATAAATAGTATTAGGAGAACGTAATGGCAAATCAAACACTTGGATTAGGTAGCGCTGCAAATGATGGAACAGGAGATACCTTACGAGCAGCACTCGATAAAGTTAACGATAACTTTTTAGAGATTTATACTTTAATCGGAGACACATCGGCTTTAACTAGCGGCATCAGTGCAACCGCATCAGTAGTAACTTTAACTGCTCCAACAATTACAGGTGTGGTTGGTGGAACGCAAACTTCGGCAACGATTACAACTCTTGCTACTACAACAGTAAACGGAACTACTCTTAATGGTGGAACTCTTGCATTAGCTGCTGGTTCTATTACAGATAGTTCTGGTGCAATTTCCTTTGGTAATGAAAATCTAACAACAACAGGGACAATTACTGGCGCTCTTGCTACCGCTGCCCAAACTGCAATTACTTCAGTGGGAACACTAACTGCACTTCAAGTTGATAATATCAATATTAATGGTAATGCAATTACCAGTACGGCTGGCACAGACTTAACAATTTCTCCAGTATCAGGACAACAAATTGTTCTTGATGGTACAATAGTAATAGATGCTGGTGTAGTTACTGGTGCAACAAGTATTACATCAACAGCATTTGTTGGTGATATAACTGGTGATGTTACAGGCAATGCAGATACCGCAACTGCACTCGCAACGGCCAGAACAATTGGCGGTACATCATTTAATGGTTCTGCAAATATTGCTGTAGCACTATCTGCAACGGCAACTGCATTAGCAAACGCAAGAACTATTGGTGGTACATCATTTGATGGAACAGGAAATATCGCAGTTGCTTTAGCATCTGTTGGTACTGCTGTTACAGTAGCAGATGAGTCAAGTGATACTACTTGTTTCCCATTATTTACAACTGCGGCAACAGGCGATTTACCGCCAAAGAGTGGTTCTAATTTAACTTTTAATAGTAGTAGTGGTTTGTTAACTGCAACATTATTTGCTGGTGCGTTAACAGGTAACGTAACTGGAAACGCATCTGGTACAGCCGCAACTGTTACTGGTGCTGCTCAGACTGCTATTACTTCAGTAGGAACATTAACAGCATTACAAGTAGATAATCTTAATATAAATGGTAATACATTAAGTTCAACTGCTGGTACTGATTTATTAATTACGCCATTAAGTGGACAACAGATTGTTCTTGATGGTGCTATTATCATTGATGCTGGTGTAGTTACTGGTGCAACAAGTATTACGTCAAGTTCATTTGTTGGTGCATTAACTGGTAACGCATCTGGAACTGCTGCAACTGTTACTGGTGCAGCCCAAACAAATATTACTTCAGTAGGAACTCTTACTGCATTACAAGTAGACAATCTTAATATTAATGGTAATACGATAAGTTCAACTGCTGGTACTGACTTGTTAATTACGCCACTTTCTGGACAACAGATTGTTCTTGATGGAGCTATTGTTATTGATGCTGGTGTGGTTACTGGGGCAACAAGTATTACATCAACTGCATTTGTTGGTAACTTAACAGGTAATGTGACAGGTAACGCTTCTGGTACTGCTTTAACAGTTACACAAGCAGCTCAAACAAATATTACTAGTGTTGGTACACTTACTGCACTTCAAATAGATAATCTAAATCTTAATGGCAATACATTAAGTTCAACTGCTGGTACTGACTTGTTAATTACACCATTGGCAGGTCAACAGATTGTTCTTGATGCTACAATAATTATTGACGCTGGTGTGGTTACTGGGGCAACAAGTATTACATCAACTGCATTTGTTGGTGATATAACTGGTGATGTTACAGGGACGGCCGATGAGGCAACAGCTCTAACTGGTGTTACTTCAACTGCTGCTGAACTTAATATTTTAGATGCAAGTGCTGGAAATACAGCAGTCGCTTCTGATGTTGCATCAAGTGCTGGAGCGATTACATCTAATAATGCTAAGATTAAACACACACTTACTTTAGCTGCAGAATTGGCTGATGATGCTATACACGCTGATGTTGCAGTTACTTCTGATAAGTGTCTTGCAACATCTACAGTTATCGCAAATGCTAATTTAGATGTTGAAGTACGAATACATACAGTAGTAGCTGGTTCATTTAAAGTAAGTATAACAAACTTATCAGGTGGTGCACTGGCAAACGATTCTGCTATAATACTTAATTATACAATCATATGATGGATACGGAGAATACATAATGTTAGGAACTCAATTTTACCACGAAAGTATACGAAAGGTTATTGTTTCATTTGGAACAATGTTTAACAACATCAATCTTATTCGTAAAGACAATTCTGGAAATATATTACAATCTATGAAAGTTCCTCTTGCGTATGGGCCTAGAGAAAAGTTTTTAGTACGATTAAATGAAGATGCAGACTTAACAAAACAAGTTGCGATTACTTTACCTCGTATTGGATTTGAAATTCAAAACTTAGAATATGACTCTGCTCGTAAACTAAATCGTGTTCAACGATTTAAAAAAGTTAAAGGTGCAAACGCTAAACAACTAGACGCACAGTATATGCCCGTGCCATATAATTTAGCAATAGAATTATACGTTATGGCAAAACAATCTGATGATGCCTTACAAATTGTAGAACAAATTCTTCCATACTTCCAACCAGACTATACATTGACAATCAATGATAATGTTGCGATGGATAGTAAAAGAGATGTTCCCATTGTATTAAATTCTATTTCGTATGAAGATAACTATCAAGGAGACTTTACTACTCGTAGAGCACTAATATACACTCTTTCATTTACTGCGAAGTTTTATTTGTATGGCCCTGTTACGTCTAGTAAGGTTATCAAGACTGTACAAGTTGATCAATACACTGACTTGGAAGTTAACTCTCCCAAGAGAGAACAAAGACTTACAGTTACACCAAATCCAACAAGTGCTGACGCAGATGATGATTTTGGATTTAGTGAAACTACGTCTTTCTTTGAGGATGCAAAAGAGTTTAATCCAGTGACAGGTTCAGATGAATAAAGATTCTACGTTGCGACTTGACAAAACTTTAGGTGTTATAGAAAATATTGTTCCCGAATCAACTAAGATTGAAAAAAAAAGTATTAGTCCTAGAGATGGACACCCAATACTTCCAGCTACTAGTAGTGATGATATTGACAATGATTATAAATATCAAAGAGAAAATCTTTACAATCTGATTGAACGTGGTCAAGATGCAATTGATGGTATTCTAGAACTTGCAAAGGAATCAGAACACCCAAGAACTTACGAAGTTGCACTCAATGGCATTAAACAGGTTGCAGAGGTTACAGAAAAACTTGGAGAACTCCAAGAGAAAATGCGAAAATTAAAAGAAGTGCCAAACCATGCTCCAAAGACGGTGAACAATGCATTATATGTTGGGTCTACAGCTGAACTACAAAAGATGTTAAAAGAAAAATAACACTTTAAACTTACAATTAGGATTATATTATGAGCAATATTGATAATGAGTTACCTCATGTTTAAAACTGTACCCCACTACAATTTTAATATCCCACTTCCCGTTCATTTAGAAAAAATAAAAGATAAAGTTGGAAACAAAATTCACGAAGACATTGTTTCGACTATTATTAAACTTGGTGACCAGATGAATATGGAAACTAATGTTAAAGCAAATATGACCAATTGGTTTATGCATAGAGAAAATAAGTCCTTTGACAAATTAATGCAGATTGTGTGGGATATAATTAATGTTACCTTGAACTCAGAGAGTCTCCCACTAAAAATTGTTCCAGCTGAAGTATGGGGTGCATCATATACGGAAGGTCAATACACAGAAATGCACGCTCACTATCCTAAGATTTGGAGTTGGGTTTATTATGTTAAAGTTCCAGAAGGTTCTAGTCCTTTGGTATTTGATGAAGCAAATATGCGAATAGAACCAAAAGAGGGCGACCTTGTAATATTTCCTGGCTGGGTGATGCACTCAGTTCCAAAATGTAAATGTAAAGAGCCACGTATGGTGGTTTCGGGAAATTTTGATGTAGTGCCTTCTTTTATTATTAAACATTATATGGAATTACTTTTATCAACCGATTTAAAAGAAATAAAAAACAATTAGGATTATATTATGAATGTAGAACAAAGTTCTAAAGATACAACAAGAATAAGTATAGCGTGTAACTTTTTAATACATGGGAATAGATAAAATGTCTGAACAAGGAGTATACTTAGGCAATCCAAACCTCAAACGGGCAAACGTGTCTCAAGAGTGGACAAAAAAAGAAGTTGAAGAATACTCTAGGTGTATGAAAGACCCTCTATACTTCATACAAAATTATATTATGATTGTTTCTCTTGATGAGGGGTTAGTTCCATTTAAACTGTATGACTTTCAAAAAGAAATGGTTGGTACGTTTCACAGCAATCGCTTTACTATTTGTAAACTTC